GAAAGGCTACCTGAAAATGAGCGAAGCGGATTTCTGCGAAGCTAAAGTTTCAGGTAGCCTTATATATTGCGCCCCGTTAACAAACCTTATTAAAGGTTATGTTAGCGGGGTTTTTTTTAAGCCCCGCCATTTCAAAACAGCCAAGCAAAGGGGCTTAAATCATGAAACTTCAATTACCCACCTATCCCAATATCACGGCCACGATTGGCAGACCGACAGACGGCCTGTTTTACGAAGTCACGCTCATTCTGCACATCACGCCGGAACGCGGCCATATCTTGTATTCAGAAGTAGTAGAACTCGAATCAGAAGACGTCGTACCCGAATTGCTCGACAGCTATTCATTGTACGTAATCGACGCAATCGAACTGGGCATTCCCTTCTTCCGCAGCATTACCGAATCCGAAGTTGTGCGCCTCGTACCGGAGGAGTGCGTGCTATGAGCAAGCGCAAATATCAGCTACCGGAAGCATCCGATATTGATGCCATTATTGCAGCAGCCAGCATGCGGCCTGAAACGGCAGAGGCGGCAGCGGGCTGTGCCGGTGCTGACGCCGATGCCGATTCAGGCCGCCCCCCTCGGCTAATAGGGGGGGAACGAAAAAATAACCCTGAAGCGCAAGGTACGGAGGCCGAAGGCTGGGAAACCTTTAAAACCTTTACCCACGTCATTTCCAGCAACGGCAAATTATTGGAAGTCCCGCTTCGTCGCGGCCAAAGCGATGCCGCCTTTATCGACCAGCTGACCTTTACCATCCACGAAAGCACCCTGTGCCTGATAGCCGGTCATCCCTTGGTGGCAGATGAAGAATACCTGATTCAGTACAGCCGGACACTACAGGAAATTTTCGGTTTCGGCATTACCAAGAAATTCGATTATCGAGGCAAATTTTTCTATAACGAATGCTACCAACTCGGGCCCGAAGATATGCAATACGGCAAGCTGCATTACGGCGGCCAGCGTGAAACGGTATTGGTGGAACTCAATGCCCAAGGCTGCATCGCTGCAAAAGAAGGCTGGGAAAAACGCCTGTACGATTTTTTAGCCGATTCCGTTCGTCCAAAAATTACCCGCGTTGACGTGGCACACGATTTCTTTCAGGGCGAATACACACCCGAACAAGCCCTAGTAGATTTGGACAACGGTGGTTTCTCGTGGACAAATCGCATCCCAAAAAGCGAATGCAGGGGTTCGGATTGGCGTTCGCAAGACGGCAGCGGCAGAACTTTCTATATCGGCTCGCGTGAAAGCTCCAAACTGACCCGCGTGTATGAGAAAGGCAAACAGCTTGGCGACAAAGAAAGCCCGTGGGTGCGCTTTGAAGTCGAATTTAGGGCACGAGATATCGTGATTCCGCTCGATGTGTTGTTGAGGCCGGGCAAATACCTGTCGGGGGCATACCCGATATGTGAAAGCATCTTCAGGCAGAAATCGGAGCGTATCGAAGCCGTAAAAAAGACCGTTAACCTGATGCTGGAGCACAAGGTTAGGCATGCCAGAAATCAGGTTGGGCGCTTACTCAATTTTTTATCCGATCTCGGTTATGACGCCGAAGATATCGTGAACCAGTTGAAACCGGAGCACGATAAATACCCCAAAGGGTTGCGGCCTGAAGAATATGACTGCCAAGTAGCGGCAGACGGTTATATGCATGCCATGCCAAGGCATAAGGTGGATGAATTCGGCATGGTCGAAATTGATTATTTGACCCGCATGCAAGAAGACCCGAATTTTGACCGGAAAGAAAGAATGTTTCCCGACGAGTGGAAAATATTCAAATGATTTTAAAGGCTGGATGGCTGCCTGAATCGCCATTAATTAACTCTAACAGAAAGGTAAATATCATGAATCAAATCAATTTCGTTATGCAGGCCTCCGTGCTCGGTGTCAAAAAGTTCAAAGGCAACATCGAAGGTACGGAAATCGACCAGACCAAAGTTTTAGTGGCTACCCCGCTGGATGAAAGCCAAGGTAATGCCCTTGGTTTGGTAACCAGCGAATATCGTTACGGCAGCAGCCTGAATTTTGAAAAGTTCAAAGACAAAACTTTCCCATTTTTCGCCGAACTATCCGTATCCATGACCTCCAACGGCAAAACCCAGCGCATTAATTTAGTGGATTTTCGCGAAATTCCCGAAGAGCCGAAAAAGACAGCACCGGCCAAATAAGGGGGGCACATGAGGCTACAGCGTTTCTTTATCGTGCAGAGCTTAGAAAGTTACGACTTTCTGTGCTCCGACGATTCAGGGGATGTCGGCTTTACTCCGGTGTTATCGCGGGCGGGCTGTTATGAATCCCGTGAAGACGCTGTGGAAGCAGGCATTGAAGAAATCGGCGCAGGTTTCGCCATCTTTGAATTCTTGCGCTATTTGGAGGACTGAATGAAACCGAAAATTCCCTTGTCGTTCAAGATTGCCCTAGGCGCATTCGTTGTTTTGGGCTGCATTTTGGCCGTATCGATCTATTACTTGTTCGGTTAACCGGTTTCGGGGTCGGGCGGCGCTCCGGAAATACCTTTGCACAGCCGTCAATTTCCTAATAACAACGCATTTAGAAAGGATAAATCATGCGTTTACTTCAGAAGTTCAGAGGCCAAGGCCTCAAAGCAGCTGCTGCCGGTACTGCACTGGTAGCGGCCAGTGCCGCCCATGCCGACGGCGTGGATTTGAGCAGCATCGGTACGACTGCGGCGACCGAACTCGCCAAATTTGCCATTATGGTGTCCGCCATCGGTATGGCCTTGCTGTCCGTGGTGATCGTGATCCAAGGCTTTAAGATTGCCTACAGCATGATTAAGTCTGGTCGCTAAGGTTAGGGGGCTGTTGTGGGCTACAGAATCGGTTATCAGTGTTTCGCTTCGCAAGAAGACGCTGCGGACTGGCTGTTATCGCAACAGCCTCCCACCATTACCGCCGAAGGCAAAGTAATCCGACCCTACAAAGTCGGCCAAACATGGCAGGTAGAAGGCCAGCCCGTCAACCTGTACTTTCCACAATGCGATATAGCCGAACAAATCAAGCTCGGCATTTTTACCACGTTCCCGCTGTTGTTTCTGTTCTTCATGGTTTGGGGGTTTCGTATTGTGTACAAGCTTGTTTATTCGGCCACTAATCCGGCAGAGGGCGGGGGCGGTGATGATTGATTTTTGGTTCATGTACGGCTTTACCGCCGTGATTCTGGTCTTGTTCCTGTTCAAAGATTGAGCAGCATGTTAAATTCCTTTTGTTCGAACAATACGATAGAAGGAATTTAAGATGCATCCGGAAAAAGGTTATTTCTATGTAAGTGAAGATGACTTGGTTCATCGCTCTTACGATAATGAATTTCAAGGGAAACCTTTAGCATGGGTATATTACAAATTATTGGTTGAGCGTAGTTTTTGGCCAAATTTGGATACTCATAGGATGATTAATTTCTATAATAGGTATTCGGATAAATATGGGTCTTTTGAGATTTTATTCAGCGACCATTCGTCTTTTGTGTTTTGTACTCCGATTGGTTCGGGTGCGGCTAGGGTTATTCAGCCGGGTACTGGTTATTTTGAGTATATTGATTCTGACTACTCAATTGGCCTACCCCCAAGCAATTAATATCCATAATGGCCGGGCTTATATGCCTATTTCTGAAGTGAGCCCGGATGGCGTTCAAAGAATCCGTTATTTGAATGGTGGATTTGATGCTATTTATCATCCTGCTAAAGATTTATCTCGCATTCGCTCCGCCGCCTCCGGCGCCACCGCCGTCGCCCGCGTCCCTGCCGTCGTTTCCCGCACCGTCCCTGCCACCCGCGTCGCCGGCGGGATATTGAGCAAAGCTCGATACCTCAAAGCCGGCGGCCTTCCCGGCCTCGTCATTACCACCGTTGCCCCTATCGTTATTGAGAAACTGCTTGAAGACAACGGTTACCGTTATGACTACGATCAAAAGGATTTCGTGGATATTCGAGAATATAAAATCGTGATCGGTTTTAATGATGAAAATTCAAAATGGCACACGGTAGCGGTGGGCGGTTTAAGTAAAGAGGCGGTGGGTATGGGGCGGGATTATTATTTGCCGCATTATGTCGATCCTTTATGCCGGGTGGCATGGAATAAGGCTAAAGATAGTCCGCCATTTAAAGAATGGGCCGAAAGGGGTTATGAATATTCCGGTGTTGACAGATACTCTCAATCGTGCAACGTTTTAAAGGGGGAGGACGGGCGCGGGTTGTTATCGTATGAAATTGAAGAGAATAAAAGCCACCCCATTACCGAACAGCAGTTTCAAGAGATTATTCAGCCCTACATGGAAAAAGACCCCGAAGCTTGGGTCAAAGCCGCCGAACTGCCGGATAGCGCATGGGGCGCTCCTAAAGTGCTGATTACTCAAGAAACCGTCGTCAATTCCGAACCCTACACCGATTCACGCGACGGCAAAGCCAAACAGTCCCTGTTTCGCCTGTGGCCGTGCGGAAATGAGACCTGCGCCACGGAAACCATCAAAGACCGTCCAGACCTCAAACCCAACTCACCCGAAGCCCCCGCTGCAACGCCGGGCGGCAACGCCGGAACAGGTTCCGGCGGCCAGTCCGGCAATCAATCAGGAAACGGCGATAAAGACCAAACCGAGCAGCAAAAACCATTCGACCTATGCCGCGAGCATCCCGAAGTGATGGCCTGCGACCAGCAGCCTGAACCCGAAGATGCCGACCTGACCATACCCAAAGAAACCGTCAATCTCGACTTCAAACCAGAAAACGTCTTCAGCACCGATGCCGCCTGTCCCAAGGGCGAAGAGTTCGAAGCCTTCGGCGGCCGCTTCAGCATCAGCCTCGAGCCCGCCTGTGCCGCCGCCCGCAAGATTAGGCCGTTCATCATTGTCGGAGCCTGGCTGGTGGCCGCCTTCTTCGTCGCCCGCGTGGTACGTCAAGAAGTGTAGCAACGTTTCCGCCTGGCCGTCCCAATCCCCACAATCCTCACTAATACCAGTGAAGTTTCTCTCCGCCTCCGGCAACAGCCGAACCAGTCAAGTGTCCGCACGGAAGCCGCAGCTAAGCGAAGTAATCAGCTCGCTGATTACGTAGTCTGAACGGGTGAGTACGGAGCCGCAGGCCTTGCACTTGACGCTCCCACCCTAAATACACTCCAGCCGTAGGGGAAGTGTCAAAGCGAAGCGGCGACCTTCCCCGCGCGGCGTCGCAAGTGAGACTGGGGGTCACGGGGGCTAGCCCCCGCGCAATGGCCAATGCTTGCCTGAAACGTTGTCGGTTTCTGCGGAGAATTCGCAGAATTCGCAGCAGAAATCGCGGTGGGACTGCCGGTCAATGCTTGCCTGAAACCTTGTCGGTTTCTGCGGAGAATTCGCAGAATTCGTAGCAGAAATCGCGGTGGGACTAGATAGCGATCATAGAGAAAGGATAGACAATGAAATTTCTGGCCGCCTTAGCGCCTTTGTTGATTAACGTTGTAGCACGCATATTTACCGCGCTGGGTCTGACCGCGGTTACTTATGTCGGTTTTGATTTAATCATCAGCCGCTTCAAGCAGGAAATAACCGGTCTGCTGCTCGGTTCGGGGGCACCTGCCGGGCTGTTGCAGATGTTTTACATCTCCGGTGGCGGGGTCGTGATGAACATCATGTTCGGCATGCTGACTTTTATCGTTACGTTTAAATCCATGACTAAACTGGCTAGCCGCCTCGGAAGGAAATAAGTATGGCGCAAATCGTTCTCGTAACCGGCAAACCCCGTATCGGCAAAACTGCCTTTGTCGTCGATATGATTATGCATGAGGAAGACTACAAAGACCGCAAGCTGTTTTGTAACATCAACGGCCTGAAACTGCCGCATCATCAGCCGCCCGAAGGGCACAGTTGGGAAGATATGTATGAGTGGCTCAAGTGGGAAGAAAATATCGGCTCGCTGGTGGTCTTTGACGAAGTGCAGGATTTGTACCCCAAACGCTACGGCAACGGCAAAATGCCGCCCAACGTATCCTTCTTGAACGTTCACGGCCATTACGGCATTGATATGATTTTCATCACGCAATCTCCGAAAATCATCGATTTGAACCTGAAAGAGGTCGTGAATAAGCATATTCATATTACGGCCAATCAAATGGGCGGCCTGACCCGTTTAGAGTGGAATGAGGCGGTAACGAATACGACCAGCGAAGCCAAGCGCGCAGTTTCCAGCGTGCACAAAATTAATGAGGAAGTTTTTGATTACTACAAATCCGCCGAAGTTCACAGCCACAATAAGAAAGTTCGTTCGCGTTGGTGGTATGTCTTGGTATTCGGGCCGTTTGTCGTGCTGTTTATGTTGTCGATTGTCGGCTATATGGGTTGGAGAACCTATCAGGGTTTCAAAGCAAAAGGCAATGCCCAGGCTAGTCAGCAGCAGGTACAAACGGCATCCGAACCCGCTACCCCTACCAATCCCGTAGCCGGCATTACACAGGCAACACAGGCGGCAACCTCTCCCGGAGGAGAAAATGCCAACCTGACCCCGGAAATGTTTGTGCCCACCTTGGCCGAAAGACCGGAGTCCAAACCGCTGTATAACGGCGTGCGGCAGGTTCGGCAGTTCGAACGGGTGGCTGCTTGCATAGACGGTGGCAAAAGCGGCTGTGCCTGCTATACCGACCAAGCGACAAAAGTTAGAGAAGTACCGGAAGCATTGTGCAAACAATACGCGTTGGAAGGACTACCATTCAATCCCTATAAGGAGACCAGCCAAGACAATGCCGGGCAGCAGCAAGCAACCATGGCGGAAGGAGGTAGCCGTGCTTCGGTGTGGACTTTGGATAGTGAGGCTAAACAGAATTTAGCTTATGCCCATGATGCGCCGGTTTCGGCACAATAAATTAAGGGGGCAGAATGAGACAACATTACTGGAAAAATTTCGTTCTACGCCGTTTTGTATCCAGCATCGTATCGTTGGTAGTAAGACAATTGGCATCATTATTGCGTGCATTTTTTAGATGATTCGGAGTCATGACCGAATCACAGAATCCGTGAGCCCGAAAGGTGTAGCCTGACTCTCGAAGTCGGAAAAAAGATGGGGACACGGATTCTTTTTTGACCTGAATTTGTAAGCTATCTTGGAACGGCCACGGCCGAATCCGCATTAATAAGGTTAAATTTATGCACCTTGGAATAGACGTATCGAAGCACAGATTGGATTGCTGCCTGTTACTGAATAACGGCAAAACGGCAGAAATCACGATTGACAATGACCCGGCAGGCTATGCAAGACTGCGCAAATGGCTACAGGCACACGATGCGGAAGACGGTTTAAATGTCTGCATGGAATACACCGGCATTTACTACGAACAGGCGGCAGAATATTTCAGCCGCTTTTATACGGTATCGGTGGTTAACCCCTACTGGATAAAATCATTCGGTATGGCAGTATTTAAACGCTCCAAAACCGACAAGCAGGATGCCAAGCTGATTGCACAATACAGCAAAATGGTACAGCCGGAGCCGTGGCAGCCTCTGACCGAAAAACAGCGGCAATTACGCGATTTGAACCGCTATCTGATACGGCTGAAACGGCAGCGGGCGGCAGAGGAAACCAAACGGCAGACCGCACCGGACTATCTGCAAGACTACCTGAATCAAAACATCGCCCATTTGGATGAACAGGTTAAGGCAGTAAACCGACAAATTAAGCAGCTGCTGAAACAGGATAAAGAACATTCGGACAAAATCAAACGGCTACAAACCATTCCCGGGATTGGCCTAACTTCCGCTGCCGTCCTGTTTACGCTGCTGCAAGACGGGCGATTCAACAAAGCTGCCGAACTGGTGGCTTATTTGGGATTAGATCCAAGACATCAACAATCAGGCAGCAGCCTGAATAAGCCCAGCCGGATATCCAAGTTCGGCCAGAATGATTTGCGTGCCGCCTTGTTTATGCCCGCTATGGTTGCCTATCGGGATAATGCCTTTCCGGCATTTATTGCACGGCTTAGACAAAAGAGGAAACCGCCGAAAGTAATCATTGTGGCCTTGATGCGCAAGCTGGCCGTGATTGCCTTCCACCTGATAAAGACCGGGCAGGATTTTGAGCCGAAGCGGTATCAGGCAGGAATTAACAGCGAATAGGACGTAGAAAAAACAAGGCTGCCCACGTTATTTGTCAATGAGGGGCAGCTTTGTTGCGCGATAAAGAAACGTAAAGATATATTGACACACAATAAGCTATCTTTTTTATAGTCGATCAACAACACACAATATAGGCTGCTACGACTGAGCTTGATCAATCGACATTGCAGTTAGCCCGTGCTGTTTCAGGCTACCCGAAAACGAAAAAAGGGCGCACCGCTTTTTCAGGTAGCCCCAAATTGCAGAAGCCGTGGGTCGGATTCTCGAACCCGATATTCTCAGCATAACGTTTTTGTCGGATACCAGTATCCAACCCACAGATTGGTGCCGAAAAAGAGAAAGGCTACCTGAAAAT